TCCATCGAAGCAAAGTACATCATCTGACGCTGCTTCGTGGACATTATGATAATTGAGATTTAGGACTTCCGCCATTTGCCGTTAACAATGTTAATCATTTGACGCTTTCCGTTGTCATGTAAAATACAATGCGTATTGAGCCATGAGCTAGGTCCACGAGTGTATTCAAGTTTGAGCTTAGAACTTGTGCCAACTTGATAACAACCCTTTGAGATTCCAGGACTGTGACTATGGCCAATAATTGACTTATGACCAAGTTTAGAATACTGCATTAGACTACCACGAGAACCATTAGTACCAACATCACCATGATTCGATAACTCAATATCAAATAACTTGAATGATGTATCACGGCCAGTGAAGATCATATTATCCAACAAGTTCTCGGACATCATCCACAGCTTAAATGGATTTTCATATGAGAAAGAGCCATCATGATCATACTTAACTGTATTGAGCATTAGGTACATCAGCTTATGATAAATCTTTGCATTCCAGGGTTCAAACTTTGGATCTGCTTCATTTAACCACTTATATAAATGATCATTATGATTAGATGCAACAATCACATTGATCGTATCAGCCGGAGTAGTTGATGCGATGAAATCATTGGTCAGCCAAAGCTCATCTTCAATACGATCCAATTGTGTTTCATGCTTTGCGAACTTAGTAAAGAAATTATTGCGGTGGTGATGCGAGATCGAATAGCAATCCAACACATCATGACGAACAATATACTTAGGCTTCAGAACATTAACAATACTATCAGTAGCTAGATATGTTGCATCACATACTTCATTTGAAACGAAGATCGCGTGTTCGTCCCCGGTGACCAATGCTTCAACTCGATCAACGTCGAAGGTTGAACCATTCGGAGAATAATATGTGATTAGATCATAGAATCCACCGGTCTCATCAGCATTCAAAACACGTAGATGGAATTGATCGCCATCTTTTTCGACAACGATCGCAGAATACGAGTGGTTGAATCTCGCCTTTTCACCTTGTTTCGTTTGTGTGTAATTTGGTTCTGTGATTGCACCAGTTGTGGTAATAATAGCAGGTGGATCATATGCATTAACAGCAAGTGTCTTCATCATCAATTGTGGATGACCAATAATCAATGAATCACCTTTGGACAAATAATCTAGGCCAGCAATTGGATTCTCCAGAGTCGGCAAGATATTGATATTACCGAGAACTCTTAGATGATCGCATACATTAACCGATTCGGACAATAGAAGATCTACATCGAAATCCCATTCATGATCTTCAGAAATCTGGCCGAATTTAACCGGAATAATATTTAATTGAGCCTTCCGGGCATTACAATAAGTCAGCAATGCATCCAAAAAGTCATGGTTAATACCACTATTGGTTTGCGCAGCAGTGAAAACCTGGATGTCACCAGTTAGTGCTCGATGAGCATCAAACTTAGATGCCCCGTCAATAGAAAATGATCGGCCACAATCAGAACACTGAAATCGGTGTTTTTGAATACCCGAGACATTCATACGTGTTCCACGTGATCTAGTCTTTTGTGAACCACAATTAGGACATTCTCTCATAAATCTCCGTTCTTCCAAAATTTTGTCCAGCCCGGACTTGGTTTAATTAATCGGTTAATCCAAACCCAGGCATTTAGTTTTTTACTTTCTTCTCCGGAGGTGGAGGCAAAAGATCTGGAAATGCATCACGAACAACTTTTTCTGATAGGCCTTTGTACTTCTTTTGCAGATTCTTGTCTTTAACCGCAATTAGCATCTCAGCTTCAAGATAATGTAGACCTTCAAGAATTTGAATGAATAGCATTTCTTTCTTTACGCGGGGAAGATCCTTTTCAGGCATAAAGATATAAAGACGGCGAGCTTCCATAAAAATATTTGATTCACCCATGCCAACCGGAATATTTTTATCAGTCTTATATGGCGGAGCACCTTCGGGCAAATCCATTTTAATTGCTGGATCAAAGTTCATCTTTAATAGATCACGAAGAACTTTTGAATCATTCTTTTGTAGAATTGAAACGCGTTCTGCTACATCTTTTTCGTTTTTAACAAACTCAAAAATTTCATGGATATTATATCGCATATTACTCCTAAAAATCAGATAGTGAATCGAGCAATAACTTCATTCGATTCTTAATAAAATAACTCATCAATTGTGATTTATTTTTTGGTTGTAGAGATTCAAACTTACTTATAATATCTGATTGCACATTCTCTGGAATGCAATCCAAGTCAATCATAGTTCGATTTCGTTCAAGTCGAGCTTTCTCTTCTTCATTGAGAGTATGTTGCTCATTGATGAATTTGTCTTTAACCTTTTGGTTAACAGGCTTGGCTCGTCCATATGTTTCCTTATTGACAAAGAAATCGTCAGGACAAAGAACAGATGGAACGCCGTCACCAGCATCGCCAGTAACTAGCTTAATTGCCAAATCATGCTCTGGACTAACTTCTGGCTTAATCCACTTCTTGCTAATCGGCGAATACTGAACTACATTCGAGTATTTCTGAAGTTGAACAAAATCACCATCCCGGGAGAGGATAAGATATGGCTTAGGTTCATCACCAAACATACTTTCAGTTAGATCATTGGTCTGTGACCATTTAGCAAGAGTAGCAATAAGATCATCGGCTTCGGCACCATCTACATGCAATACTTTATACGGAAAAAATTTATCAAGTTCTTCACGAATAGTTGACATACAATGGAAAATACCATCCCAATCAGTTTCATCTTTTTCTCGATTGGTTGACCGTGATGCCTTATAATATGGGAATACTGTTTTTCTCCAATTATTTGATCCATCACAGCAAATAATCATTTCGCCATATTTTGCGGTATACTTTTTCTTATATGATAGAATACTTGTGATGACCATATGTCGAAGAAGATTCAATTCTGCTTTGACGTCCTTTAATTGAGCGCCATTCATCTCCGCAAAAATCGTGGAAATAACAGTTTGACTATAATCGACAACAATCACGATACGACCTTTAATAGAATTGTATCAGCATTAATACGACCATTCATATTAGTCGCCTTAGAATTAATATCCGGTAGAATCTTGCGCAATGCTAGCTTGCCAGCTTCGATACATTTTGGCAGAACATCCTTTGGCTTTCGCAGTGTTTTCTGGATGGAAGTCTCGGGATCGTAATTAATAATTGATGTTCCCTTGACTGTCAGACCAGATGATCCAGAAGCATAATATACACCAAGTTTCTTAGTTTTGACATTAAACACCCAAAGTTGTTCGGCGCCAACAATAGAAGGAGCTGAAATAGATTTCACGCCAAATTCTTCATTTTCTTTAAGGAATTTCATCTTAGCAACAATTTCACCAGGCGGTTTTGCTTTGCGAACCGATACTTTACGATTAGCTTTCTTAAAGTCTGCGAACTTATTAGCATCAGCAATCATACTCTCAAGAAATGACACATACTTCTTAAGTTTAGCTGTCGTAAAATTCGACCAACCTTCAACCAAATCAGCATCTTTTCCAACAAGAACTTCACGTGGTTCTTCAAGTTTTTTTTCAACCCATTCGATAATAGGCTTCGTATACTGAGCTGGCAGATGGCCGAACTTCAGGGCACCGTATAGACTAAAGTCTTTACCTTGTGTAAGATATTCATCAATATGACCTTCGAGTTCACCGATAAATTCATTGGCCTTTTCCATCATAAGTTCCTGGACAGTCGGCTTCTTTGGCTTATCTTCTTCAGCTGGGTCAATTACTTTCGGAGGCTCCACGTATTCCAAAAGAGATTGGATGTAGTTCTCAGTAACTGCATGATGCGAAGGTGCCAGGGATGCACCGCGTTGACGGAGGCGTAATAGAAATGAATGAGTTAGATTAAATTTCTTTTCCGAAATAGAATCAACATGTTTGATTTGATCTTTTGTATAACCATTCTTCTTTAGATAATCAATAGTCATCTTTTTAGATTGAACTAAACCATTATCATATTGATACCAATTTAGACACCGCATTAGATCAACGGTATATGTTTCTTTTGTATGATTCAGTGATTCACCGGCGGGTTCATCGCCGATCATGATCTGGTCGGCGTTTAAAATACGTGCCATATTAATCTCCAATAAAGAACTGAACTTCAGTCACAGAGTCAAAGCGGAATGATCGCCATTCTTGCTTTTCGAGATCAAAGACTCGAGCAACATCTGGATTTTCTTTGCGTTCAGTTTTCACTTTTACTTCTTCACCTTCAACCGGTTCTGGGACAGGTGGAAGCAGTTCAGGGTTTGTTGTGCATCGCATAGTTCGAAGAGTTCCGTCTGCCTTCTTAAAGATGACAGTGACTTCGCCAAATCGCAGATGGCCTTTAAGCCATTCGCGAACTTCATTGCGCTCTTCGGGTGTCGCGGTTTCAGTGTACCAATTCATATAACCTCCATAACAATAGTGACATACTACTACACAAAATTCAAAATGTACATTACATTTTTATTGGATTCTTTGAAATAATCATATGTTTATGTTCAAATTCTGGTTCTTTTCCAAATGAATTTTCTAAATGATTGTTCATATTGGTATTATTAGTTTTATGCAAAACTTTGCCATCATGATGATATACATGTAAATTATTATTTAATGCATGATTTACCAAATGACGCCACATTTTATGTCCAGCTAAATATTGAGAAGAATTAGATACAAGTGGTTTATTTGAATTATTAACATGATGAATTGCTATAGATGAGGCATAATGTTTTGGTAATTTATTAGTAGAATGTCGCTCTACAACATTTTGTGTATCATGTTCAAATTTCAATCTGTCATCAGGTTTCTTATGCTCAATTATGGTGCGATGCAGTGTTTCATGATTAGCATGGTCATTTGTTGTTATTTTAGTTGTATTGTTATTAGTTAAACTATGAACTTTAATACTTGGTTGATCAACCCTAAATGAGTGCAATGGATGATCTTTTGTATTATTAAATTCTTTTTCTCGTTCATTTTTATTGCGCAACGGAGAATATGATGAATTACCAATATTTCTGGCCATTTCGCGCAATTGATTGAATGTTTTCATTTTGCTTTACTTTGTAAATTTATGATGGGTATCATATTATATGATAAACCAATATTTAGATAATGAATTATACCATCTGAAATAGAATAACTGATATATTTTCCATTATTATGAAAAGTATTATTGTCACCAAATCTAAACAGTCTATTTAGTTTTTTGCATAAATCTTTATTATTATGTATATCATCTAAATAATTAATCGGGATCCATTCCGATAAATATTGTAAAAATTTTTCGTCAAATCCATCAAAAAATAATAAAATTTCCACGGCTTCTGTTATAGATATACCTGAAATTAAGCAATAATCATCATTCATATATTTGGTCTTTTGATAAATGTTTTGCATGGATTTTGGCACCAGCAAACGCATTAAAATACTTGTCACTTAATAAAGCATGATTAACCATCTGTTCATAAAGTTCCCAATATGAACAATCACCCTTAGTCTTACATAATCTAATAATCTCACGTTTATAAGCAGATTCGCCATTTAATTTTACCTGCTCTTGAACTTCAGCACATGAACCAAAATAAGTTTTCCAATCAGATTCTACTCTAGTTTTAACTCTTCTTTTTCTAGTCTTTGTAATTGGTAATGTCTTTGGACTCCAGAAAAACTTTTTACCAATGTACATTTTTCCGGTAGATAGTTCGGTAATCAAATAAACAAATCCCTGATATTCCTCGTGAGCCACTTCATATGGTTCATTTTTGTAAAGCCAAGTCATAAAAGCCCTAGGTTGTTAAGCTAGGGCTATTTATTTAATCTACTATCTTTGTTGGATCAGACCATGGTCCGGATGGCCATGGTGCTGTATGCCATGGAAATTCTTTTACTGGACCAGTTGTACCAGGACCTCCGCCTGTTCTAACACCTGGTGGATATTTAAGCTGGGTATCTGAACTATTGACAATCTTAGTATACTTACCATTTGTAAAGTAAATCAATATTTCTTTAATTGATTTTGTATCTGTGTCGGCGCACAATACCTTATCGTTAAAATACTCAGCATCAATATCTTCAAAAGTATTATCAACATAAAAGATCGTAATTTTCTTAATCATTAGTCTTCCTTATCAATATCTAGAAGATCATCAACATCAAGATCTTCACCACAAAATGGGCAATTCCTTATTTGGAAGAACGTGGGTTCCATATCATGTAAGACACGAAACCCGGCTCCACATTCAGGGCAATCATATAAATTTGATTTAATCATGACCAAACCTTTGACCAATTTCCAGTCATTGAGCCCTTACTATATGCTGTAGCTCTCTGCTCAAAAAAGTTTGCATGCTCGGGAGCATTTAATATTTCTTCAACCCATGGCAATGGATTTACTTTTACTTTAAAAATACCCTTCATGCCAAGTCCGATTAATCGACGATCAGCAATATAACGAATGTATTTTTTAACATCTTCGATGGTCAATCCTTCAATACCACCCATCTCAAATGCAAGATCAATAAATTGATCTTCCAATTCTACCATTTTTTCAGCAATAACATATAATTGAGATTTTAACTCATCAGTCCAGATTTCTTTATGTTCTTTTAGAAATTCTTTAAATAGCCAAGTCATGCCTTCTACGTGTTGAGCCTCATCGCGAATTGACCAAGTAATAATCTGGCCCATTCCATTCATTTTATTAAATCTGGTAAAATTCAAAAGCATAATAAAAGAACTAAATAATTGCATTCCTTCTGTGAAAGCGGAAAATGCTGCAATTTGCTGAACTATTTGCTTTTCATCAGTTCCCATGATTCCTTCAATAAAATCATGTTTTTCTTTCATGGCCTCATAATCCATAAAAGCTTTATATGTAGATTCAGGCATACCGAGCGTATCGATAAGATGACTATAGGCTTGGATATGCACCGCTTCACGAGCAGCAAATGACAATAACATCATTCTAATTTCAGGCTTTGGAAACATTGGTAAATATTTAGTTGAATATGCTCCAGCAACATCAACGTCAGATTGAGTAAATAACCTAAAAATTTGTGTAAGAAAGTTACGTTCTTCTTTTGTTAATTTATTTTTCCAATCTAGCAAGTCCTGATGTAATGGGACTTCATCTGGTAACCAATGCATTTTTTCATGAGTCTCATAGAATTCAAATGCCTTTGGGTATTCAAATGGTTTATAGTAACTTCGAGGTTCAAATAGCGATTTTGTCTTTTTAGTCATATATTATCCTTCACAGGCGATGCAAACAGGCTCATCTTGTATTAAGAGATCCTTCATATCTTCGATACGTTCACGCTCAATTTTCTTACCTACCTTATCGGCCTTTCTCATTGCATCTGATCTACAATAATATAGAGATTTTAGACCCTGTTTCCAGGCCATCAAATGCATTAAATGGACGTATTCAATATTCGATGTAGGACTAAAAAATAAATTAGTTGATTGAGCTTGACAAATATATTGCTGGCGGTCAGCAGCATGTTGAATAATCCAAGCTTGATCAATTTCCATTGATGTCTTATACACATCTTTTTCATAATCAGTGAGAAAATCTAAAGCTGATACAGATCCGTCGTTAGCAATAATGTCAGTCCAAACTTCTTGTGTATTTTTGCCTTTAGACTCTAATAATTTTTCAAGATATTTATTTTTATGCACGCGAGTTCCATTTACGCCTTTTTCTAAATATACATTAGCCCGATATGGTTCAGCAGACGGCGAAGTGTTTAATATAATAGAACTTGATGCATTTGGAGCTAATGAAAAGATATGAGAATTTCTTACAGGGGTATCGGAATTAGCTGAATCTGGACAAGCTCCACGTTCTTTAGCAAGATCAATTGTTTTTGATTTTGCCTGTTCATTCATCTGTTTCCAAATTCGACGATTGAGTCCGCTTGCAATAGCAGATTCGAATGGAATGTTTTTGCTCATTAATAGCGCATGCCAGCCCATAGCACCTATGCCAATTGCTCGTTCACTCATTGCTGATTTGATAGCTCGACCAAGTTCAGGATAAATCTTAGCCTTTTCACAAAATACGGTGATTACATTATCAAGCATCTCTACGATATCAGGAATAAAATTGGGATCATCTTTCCATTGATCATGATGTTCTAAATTAACGGACGATAAACAACAAACAAATGTGCGCTCATTAGATGATGCAAGTGTCACTTCGATACAAAGATTCGATCCATGACTTTTTAAACCCATGTCTTTTTGATATTGGGGCAAATGCTTGTTCACTGTATCAATAAACAGCATATAAGGCTCACCAGTCTCCATCCGAATCGTGATAATTCTTTCCCATAACTCTCGAACAGATGCATATTCAACAACTTCATTCGTATGCGGGTTAATTAAAGGAAATCGGTCTAATTCTTCTTTTTCTTCTTTACTTAATTCTTCGCCATGAATTGATAATTTCTCAACTCTTTGCATAAAATCGTCGCTAATATTAACTCCATGATGGAGATTTAAGCATTTTCGATTAGGATCGCCACCGGTCGGTTTGCGCATTTCAAGGAAATCAATGATTTCAGGGTGATTAATATCTAAATATGCAGCAGTGGCCCCGCGCCGAGTAGTACCCTGTTTAAAGGCCAATGTATCCATATCATAGGTTTTTAAATGCGAAATAATCCCTGACGATTTTTTATCTCCGGGCCGAAGACCCACATGCAATCCAACACCGCCGCCTACTACAGCAAGCATTCTAGTTTCAGACGATGTGTCTAGAATAGAACGAATACTGTCACCTAAATATGAAGCAAAACATGAAATGGGCAATGATCGCGTTGTTTTACCATAAGACAAAATTGGTGTTGCATATGATAGCCACATTTTAGACGAATAATCGTATAAACGTTGAGCATGCTCTGGATTAGATGAAAATGCTTTTGATACAAATGCAAATCTTTGCTGCGGCGAAGTTTCTCCTTCAATCATATAACCATCTTTAAGTCTGCTTAAACCCGATTCAGAAAATAGAGAATCACGAGAATAATCGACATTAATTCCATGTACAACATCAGCCATATATACTACCTTTATTATTGTTATTAACTATTTAGTGTTCTAATTATATTAGTACCCAGAATTATAGCGCCGCACGTTTTCTAGATTCTTTAGGACATAAAGAATAAATTTAGTCTTTGCGTCCAAACCAATTGCAAGATCAATATTCATATCGAAATGAGCAATGTCGACTTTCTCAAACAGCAATTCTAATAATTCATCTTTTGTCAATTCATCAATAGTTTTATTGCGAATCTCATTGTAATTGGCCCGCCATTTTTTCCAAATTCCAGTTCTTTGTTTTTCCGGCATATCCATGCCAGGCAAAGCTGAAATTAACTCTGAAAATTCATCGTCGATTGCAGTTTTTTGATCACGCACCCATTCATAAATGTCGCCGAGTTTCTTAAGATCACCAGGTGATTTTGCTCGATCTGGATATGTATCTGCTAGTTTATTTTGCAAACTGCGCTGCATATCTAGCATATACTGTTGTGGGTCTTTTCCTTCAGCCAATAGATTATTATAAATCTGTTCAATTTCAACATAATCATTAACTAGTTTTGCGCATGAATTAAATTCCATTTTATCTCCATTATGTATTAGTGTGTTTACTTATAGCGTTCCAAGATGACCTAACCATATCATCCAATGTCTTTTCTGCTTTCCAATTCAATTGACATTCAGCATTGCTTGGATCAGCATATGATGTTGCGACATCACCGGCTCGAGCTTCACCATTTATTGTCGGTATATTAATATGGTTTACTTCTTCAAATTTCTTAATAATTTCTTTAACCGATGTTCCTCGACCAGTACCTAGATTATATACCGAAAACTTAGAATCATCTATTAAAGCTGCCAAATGACCGTTCGCAATATCAACAACATGCACATAATCTCGAATGCACGTTCCGTCCGGTGTATTATAATCTGTGCCGAAAATTTCAATATGATCTCGTTTACCGGAAGCAACTTCACAAATTAATGGCATCAGATTATTTGGCTTCCCATTTGGATTTTCAAAAATCAAACCGGAATCATGACAACCGATTGGATTAAAATAACGTAAACATACTGCCGAGATATTCGAACTTTTTATAGTCTGTTCAATGATTTGTTCTGAAATTAATTTAGACCAAGCATATGGATTTTCCGGAGTCTTCGGTAACTTTTCATGGATTGGTGACCAAGCCGGATTACCATAAACTGTAGCTGAAGACGAAAAGATTAGTTTATTGATTTTGTTATCAATACAGTATTTTAATACGTTAATAGTCCCGGTTACATTATTGTCAAAATATTGTTCAGGATATTTTACAGAATCAGCAACTGATTTTAGACCAGCACAATGAATTACTGCATCAATTTTTGGCCATCTCGGGAAATCAATTAGATTTTTAACATCACCCAAAATAAATTTTGGCATGACACTTGTGATTTTTTCAATTTTGTTTAATACGAACTTATTACTATTGCATAAATTGTCCATAATAACAACAGTATGACCAGCATTAATTAACTCCACTGTAATGTGTGAACCAATATAACCAAGACCGCCGGTCACTAAAATATTCATTTATTCTTCTCCAAAAATCTGTCAGCACATGCAAGAGCAGAAGATACGGCTTGATCCATATCTAAATAAGAATAGAGACCACATCGTCCAATGAATTCCATGTTTTCCTTGAGCTTTGCTTTTTCAGCATATAGACGATAAATGTCCCTGTTCTTACCACTAATATCTTTTACGGGATAATAGCGTTCCATATAGTTATCTTTATAATCACATGGCTCTTCGTATGTGATCCATGTAACTCGTTCATTATCGCCATGCAGTGGAATATTCTTCCATTCGGTCATTCGTGTGTATGGACCATCATGTGTAAAATTGACTACGGCGGTCGGCAATAGCTTCGGAGTCGGCAGTGAATGAGTATGGAATTTAATTGAACGATACGGCAATTCACCGAATTCAAAGTCAAAATATTCATCAATTGGCATTGAATTGAAAATATAATCGTACTTTGCTTCGCACGCAAGATTAAATGAATATCTAAGCTTAACTTCAATATTCGGATGATCAAGCATGCACTCAATCATTTTTGTATAACCGCCAACTGGCATTAATTGAAATTCATCCTTCGGAAAATACAATTCATTGTCATCATCACGAATTGGAACTCGATTCATGATATTTGGATCAAGTTCTTCGAGCTTCATACCCCACATCTTTTCTGAATATGGACGAATGAAAGTTTCGATGATATTCTCTTCACCAACGATCTCTTTGGTCTCTCGATTGACTGGCAAAGTAACATAGCGACCATCTGATAGAATAGCCTTCACCTTATGATAATAGACAACCCAGTCTGTAAACTGGCCAAGATATTCGACGACTTCTTTGTTGTTAGTATGGAATAAGTGCGGGCCGTATTTATGGATTCGAATGTCATCAACATTGACATAGTCATATGCATTGCCCGCAATATGATCGCGTTTATCAATCACAACAATTTCATGGCCAGCCTCGGCCAGTTTACGAGCAATTGTTGCCCCATAAAAGCCAGCACCTACGACTAAGATCTTCATTCAAATACCTTTTTGACTTCGTTTCGTTGAACTTTTTTATCGAGTGGATGTAGTTTATCAAAAGCAACTTTCTGTGCTTCAGCAATATCACACAACTCTTGATCTGTTAATTCTAACAAATCTGTTGCTTTTATGGTATTAAATTTGAAGTCTTGGCCGTAATAAACATCAAGTTCTTTCTTTTCACCAATAAGAATCGAACCAGCATCAGCGCACTGTTTAGGACGGCTCCGCCACCATCCACTGCCGGCATGATAATAGCCTGGCATCAAACAAGCCCAATCTTGATCAAAAACTTGGCACATCTGGTCTTCGGTCAATCGTTTCTGACTTTCGGCCTTAGAGCCATACATATTAACTTGCCAATCCCCGATCATGCCAAGTTCATCGTCATCTTTGTTGATCTTAAAGCCTTGGCCTTTTAGCCACTTTTGCGTCTTACTTTGGACCAATGAAGCAAAATTAAATTGACGCTTCTTAGTTGGTCGAATAATTTCTGGCTCATCGTCAAACAATGATGTAGAAGTACTAACAAAA